TGTCAAGTAATAATGACGCAAACTATTGACCCCCTTCTTGCCACCGAACAAAGCATTGAGGCGTTGGTTAAGAGTAACATTGCTTAATGGTTCAAGATTGGAATTGAAGAACAGGGTGTCAATTTCCTTTGGTATCATTGCTATCCATTTGGTAAGTATCTTCTTTAGAGCAGGCGGAATATCAAGTGTCTGTTCGCCCTTCAATTCCTTGCCCATCTTTTGAGCGGTCTTATATTTGTTAAATACGAGACGAGACTTCTTTAGGTCTACATAGTTGTCTTCATCTGTATAGTTTTGGTATTTCATTGAAACATAATCGGTTGAGCGGCGTGGGACGATGTGTCCATAATAGAGACTAAGGATTATATAGTTTTGAATATCCATTAGGTCAGCCAGGCGTGGTGATTTCTTTTTGTAAAGAATGTCGGCATCTCGTTTCAACTTATCAACAAGTGCGTCAATCTCTTCTTCATTGATGGAGGAGGTTTCCAACTTGGTTGTGAGTTCTCCTTTGCTTGTCTCTTCATTGTATTCTTTAATATCAGACATCATCTGCTTCTTATACTCGGCAACATCAGGGGCAATACAAACAAGAGCAGCCAAGTAAGTCTTACGAGTGCTGAATGCTTTCTCATCTAGGAACTCCATAACCTTCTTATGGTCAGAGAAGTTTTTGATTTGAACATCATTGATGTTACCGAATACGTTCTTATAGACGGAGCGTAAAAGGGAGTTGTATGTCTTGATACTATTGGCAGACATATTTGGTTTGAGTTTCTTTAGTTCGTCGGTGAAGTCCATTATAATAATAGTAAACATTTTATTTACGCTAAAGTAATTTACTTTTATTTCTATGGGTTCTTAACCAAGACCATAAGTATTTAATTAAGACAAATGGGTAAAAACTGTGAGGCAATATGGTGCGGACCTTAAAATATAACTAAAATATAGCATTTGCTTAATTAACTAACCAAAATATGAGTTAAACACTATATTAAAATATTTTAATATAGTCTGTGGTTAAGATAAGTAGCAGTTAAGTTAAGTTGGTGCTTAAGTTGGGTTATATTCACACCAATGAGAGCAAAAATACATACTTCATCAAATACTTGAGACCATATTTGGTAAGGATTATCTTAATTAAATACATCGCATCTATTGACGCTAAAGTTAGCACCATATGTGGTAGCAATTTTCTCAGACCTGTCTTGTTTATGAACTCATCAAGCAACCAACCTTCTATCTTATCCCTAAACCAACCCTTTACATATTCTATTATTCAAAGAACTTTTCGCTTAAACCAATCCGCTACACAATATAGCATCATCTTCCAACTGGCAAGTTTGATTATGTGATGGTTGTCGTGGAGGAACTCTATGTTCTTACTTAATAGGTCGCAATCAGCAGGGCTTAGGTTTCCATATAAAGAACTGTAGACCATTATCAATAACTGCTTCTTATCAATACGCAACTTGTCTCCCTTTACCTTATTCTCAATACCAGCATTCTCAATCAAGTTACATACGAGTGACAACAATTCCATATTGTGTTTGTTCTCTCTTACTTCTTTTGGTAAGTCTGTTAATCTTTCTAGCACACGCTTGTGTACCTTGGCAATCTTAGCTTCACGCCACAATCCGTTCGCAGGTTTAAAAAACGAGAAACTTGACATTATAATAATAAGCGATATTATATTTTAAATCACTGCTGTTTATTTTTATTTGCTTCTTTTTTTAAATACATTTCCTGTATCTGAACAAATAATGCTTTCTTTGTATACTCATTGGTTTCATTGTAGTATTGTAAACATAGGTTGCTTAAAATCTGATTCTCTGCTGTGTAATAGATTGTTGCTTCGTCCATTTATATTAATAGCGAATATAATAATAAACTGAATAATTAAATACACGATTCTCTGTTATATTTTCACGAGCAAAGTTTGTGGTTTGAGCGGTTGAAGTATCATTTGGGTCTCCTCCGATATTTGCTCTTGACCTTACCTGTCTGCTTGCTCCACCACCTCCTGAATCAACATTGTAAAATCCTCTGTTGTTGGGAGCTAAAACACTATCCTGTTGTGCTGTTCCAATTGCCGCACCCGCATAAGTAACACCGCCGACCACTTGAGAAGACGCACCTCTTAGGTAGGCTCCCGTCAGATTGGGTTTGCCAAATGTGGTTAAACCATCACCTGCTCCAAAAGCAGTTCCAATAGCAGCAAATAACCGAGCATAAGTTGTTCTTGATATATTGCCTCCATTACAATATAAAAACCCCGCTGGAACAGTAGAACTCATATTTTGAATGATGGTTGCGGTTGGCATCATATTGAAAGTATTATCTACATTCACTGCCGTGTTCGCATTAATGTTAAAAGTAGTATTGGCAAGTGTTGTGGTTGTATTTGTGATTGTAAGTTTATCTACTCCACTAATTTCATTTAAAATTGTTCCTGATGTATTCAGTGATAACGTTGTTGATGCTTGAATTATAACATCTGCTCCAGTTGATACAAACTCGCAATGACCTCCACCCGAGAATAAAAACTCATCTGTTGCGTCAATACTCACAAAATTACCACTATTAAAACTTATACCACCTGTTGCTCCTGTTTTTGTAAATGTCATACTATTTGTAGTATCAACTGTAACACTACCACCAACAGAATTGACATCAAGTGTCGCACAATTTATTTCTGTTTCAGTTGTGCTTGTAAGTCTAATAACATTACTATCCAATGTTGCGTTTGAACTAACATTTATATCTAAATCATCAGCATTAATTGTGGTGAATGTTGTTGATGTTAATGTTATCTCTCCAGTTGTTGATACTATACCAATATCAGTTCCGTTCAGATTAACATCTCCATTTGTTGATTCTATTAATACACCCCCAGCTACTGCCGTTTCTGACAATGTCATACCTCCGACAGAATTAAGTGTTACCACATCAGAGGCATTTATATTAAAAGTCGTGCTGTTGATTTCTGTTTGACCCGCACTTGTAAGTGTCGTTGTCGTCCCTGATTGAATCAAGGTTGATGTGGTTGCTTGAACATTAAGTCCTGTATTTAAAGCATTAATCGCTAGTCCACCACTTTGAATTGTCATTGTGCCTCTATTATCATCTACTCCGTTTCCTAATTCTTGTATGATTTGTCCATCATACTCATTCGCTCCTGTTGTATCCCCAAGCATATCAATTCTGACAATGTTATTTGGAGCATCTTTTACCATTTGAATCTGTTGTGAAAACCCAGGTGTTTTTAAAAAGGTTGCCAGTGGTGTATATCCGATTTCATTTGCCGAGGTCAATTGTTTCAAAAGGGTTCTTGATGTTCCTGCTCCATCTCCAGCATACCACTGGAATGCCGACCCTGCTACTCCATCTATTTCCGCATTCAAAAACTTCTTTGATGCTGTTCCCGAGTCTGTCCAAAATCCCAAATAATCATAATCATTCCCCGTTGTGTTATCATACAGAATCAACTTCTTACTTGCGGTTAAGGTATTTCTTCTAATATATATTTCACCGTCCGTTATTGTCAAATCATTTGTAACCTCTGCCGCTGTATTCACTAACAATGATGAGAACTGTGATGTTCCCGCCGATGAGGTGATTGCTGCCGACGCTGATAGTCCATCATCAAATGTTGAGGCTGAACCTGTATTTAATGTAACAGCTCCACCCACATTTACCTTTGTTGAAAATGTTGTTCCTGTAAGAGACCCCCAACTTTGGTCTGTCGTTTTAACTTCCAAAGCATCCACACGGTCTTCTAGGTCATTTACATCTCCCTGAAGTGTAGCAATCTGTCCTGTGTGTGTAGAAATGATTACATCTTGTGCCGCTTGTGAAACTGATAATCCAGCAATGGCGGCACTATTTGCCGATGAAATACCATACAATGCTCCAATGTCTGCCTGAGCATCATTCATCTCTGACTGAAGCGTATTTATATCATCTTGTGCCGTATTCATCTCTGACTGTAAAGTTGCCACATCTGCCTCTAATCCTGTTATATCACCTGACACTCCATCTATTTGTTGCTGTATTGTTTCATTTGTGTTTATCCCTTCCAACATATCAAATTGTAAATCTGTTATATCGGGGTCTGATTTTGTTAACACATCTGTATTTACTTCATCAGCATTTATAGATGCTAAGTTTGAAAGAAAATTGTAACTGGTAAACTCCAAATTATTTATGCTCATTTATATAATATAATATTTTATTATATATAATGCGACCCATTTCAAACTTGAATAGCCTTTTAGTCAAAAATTACATCCCTGGTTCTGATACTTTAGCAGTGATACGTGAATTGAAGAAACTCGGTATAATCAAAGGTCCTAAACCTAAATCAAAACCATCATCTAAAATGATTGAGGATATCAAACAAGACAGTGATATGGTTGGATATGTGAAAACTTTAGAAGGACAGCCTGGGAGACAAAACCCAAACATATTTTCATTAAGACAGATTGAATCAGGGATGTCACAACAACAGATTGAAGACCTACGACAGCGAAATGAGGCAGGGGTTGCCGCTCTTAGAGCTGAGGTTCGCCAACAACGCTTAGAAGACCTTGAACAGCAACAAGGACAAAGGTTTGCCGACATTACACGATTGGGTGGAATTATGAATCCTATATTGGAGCGTTTTAGAGGAGCACAATCCCCTGGGGCTGGACAGAAGGTTGAACCATTTGCTCAATCTAGTACCATTTTGTTACCCGACATTCAAGAGGAAACATTTACTCAGACCCTCAATGAAGGAGGACCAATGGCACAACCTGCTATTCAAACTGAACTATTTAGTGGAGAAGAAGAAACAGGTAACATTCCTACTGCTCCTCCTAATTTACAACCAAGAGAGAAAGTTGGGGGTGGCAGAGCTGTTGAATCAGAAACAGAAGATGAACCAATTACAAGTCCAAGACCAAAACAAACTCCTACAAAAATGACGAGAAAGCAATATTTAAAAGAAAATGGTTTAGGTCAAATACCACCAAATACAAAATCAACTACATTACAAGAAATGTTAGAGTATTATAGAGACTTTTGTGGAGCATTGGGATATGAAGTTAAAAACGAAATTACAAATAACAAATCTGAAATGTATAAGGAAATGGTTTCAATTGTCAACGATGAAATTAGTTCAGCAAAACTATAATTAATTTTCTCTCTATATATAAAAACAATGACTGAGTTTTTTGAACAGAATATAGCACCAATAGAAGAAAATATCAGAGAACTATTGATTGACCTTGATGACTTGCCAAATGAATTGATTTACAAATTAGAAGGTGGCAATTTCACATTTAGCGGATACAGATTTGGATTTGACGAGTGGAAACAAGTTGAATATTATGCCCCTCGTATGCCGAAAGGATTATTAGAACAATTCCCCTGTCTTGAATATATGTTAACAAATTATTGGCAAGAAGCCACTCGTCACACTCCTTTAGAGGAAATTGAATATAGAAAACAAATTGCCGAAGCAAAAGAAGAATAAAATATATAATATGGCATTATATATATTATGATGAACTCATCTGTTCAACGTCCTAGTTTATACGATACATTGCGTATCGGTTATTTACCAAGTGAAAAGCAACAAGGACAGGAAATGTCCAAATATGGTTACCAAATTGATAAGGGTCTCAGTAATGAAAACCAGCAAGTGTATTACAATCCTGAAAGTAAGAAACTCCTCTATAATGTCACAGGCAGTCAATCCTTAAATGACTGGGTCAATGTAGACGCAAAATTAGCACTTGGTGGCACTATCGGCAAGGGAATCAAAGCAATTGGCAAACCTTTGGAGCGTGGTATTGAAACACTGTTACCTTCCTCTTGGAGAAACAAGTTTGAGAGAGGATTTGAGAATGTTGTCGGAGGATTCAAAGACACAGACAGATACAAGCAAGCTGACGAAACACTCAAGGCTGCCAAAGCAAAATATCAACCTACTGATGTGAGCATTACAGGGCATTCACTCGGTGGCAGAATTGTCCAGGATATTGCGAAGAAGTCCGATAAGGTATTTGCCCTAGACCCTGGTCAGACCATTGGACAAAAAGTAAAAGGGAATCAAAAAGTGTTTCGTTCTGCTGGAGACATCGTCTCACTTGCTTCTGCTGGTTCTAAAAATATTACCACACTTGCCAATCCAAATACACGCAGAATCATTCCTGCTTTGCTTACTGGAAATCCCAACACAATTGGCATTGCCGCCGCTATTGACGCTTTTCACGCTCACGATATTGGGAACATAAAAGGTTCAAATATTTTCGTTTAATTATTCTTTCACACCTACAATTGTAAATGTGAAATTGCCTAATAGGGGTCTATCAGCCGCAGGTAAAGCAGCACCATTTACGGCAAATGCGTTTAGTTTCAAATCCACTATACTTTTCGTTTTATAAAAAGTTGTCATAAGTGATGCCATCGTCCCGATTGACACCACCTCAGTCGCATTTACAAATGTTGATACTGACCCCAGTGTGGCAACTTGATTCTGCCGTCCCGTATTTGTCAATGATAATTGGGGTATGAAATCAAATCCTTCCATTTCAAGACGATAACCTCCACTTGAATTACTTGCTGTCGTAAAAGAAGTTGTTTGGGTTAAGAAGATATTGAAACGGTCATATTTATCCCAAAAGGATTGACACACTTTTCGTATATCAATGTTTTTCAGGGTAAATGTAGTGTAGTCCGTATCACGCACACCCAAGTTGGTTTCCGTCGTTGTAAGTCCCCAGGGGTTGATATTGAGGGTTGCCTTTTCCACCTCGTAAATGGGTTTCACGAAAAATGCCAATTGCCAATAGGGTGTAGCAAATCCACCAAATCCTGCCGCATTCGTTGTTCCTGTATTTTCTGAGTTTTTAAAAGTAATGGTAAGCGGAACATTGTCCCCATCTTTTTTGAACTGGACTGGGGCAACTGGGTATGCCAAATCATATGTATACTGTGACCCTCCATTTGGAGCTATCACTGTTCCTATAATCGCATTCTCTGTATTCAATCTTAAACCTGCCGTATCATTACTTTGTTTCGTTCCATTGTTTACAAAATTAAGACCTGAAATCTGAACGGGAGTAATACGAACATCACCTACATTGGTTCCAGTTCCACGGGCAGATATCATCCCCAATTGTATTTCAAAATCATCGTGTTTATCCCAAAACAAATTACACAATCTTCGCATATTGAAATCGGGGTATGAGTATATTTTGTTATTATCAGTTACAGTTCGTTTTATTCCTGGCATATTGACATTTGAATTGAACCCATAAAAAGCACACTCATTCATTTTCCCAGGGATTACAGGTTCAAATAGAAAATGAAACTCAACATCATTGAAATTATTTCCAGCAGGATACACGCCAAATGACGAAGCATCAACGTTGGCAGGTTCGGTATTTGCCAACGCAAACTCAAAGTTTTCAAATCTGTTGCCTTTTTTGAAATTGAAAGACCATCCTGTATTTACAATTAATGGGTTTACTACAGCTCCTCCAAACGCATTTAAAAACACAAACGCAACAGGCACCCATTCTTTATTCACAATTGACCCTGTTGATTCATATATCACATTGGACCATTCCAACCCTCTCAAATTGTATGATAATTGCCCCATAGTTGAACCACTAACAATTGTTATTCCCCCTTCTGTTGAAAAGGACACCAACTTCAAAGCAAATTGGTCATATTTGTCCCACATCTCTCCCATCACATTTTTCATATCAATATTGTTAAATGTGAATGCTGTTTTTTGAGCATTAATGGTACACGGATTTATTGTTGATTTCGTAGATAATATAAGTGAAGCACTGTCTGATAGCATTTATATTATATGTATATTTTTATTTATTCCTTAACTCCCACAACTGAAAATGTAAATGTTTGTGCGTTTAATTGGGCTGTTTGGATTGACCCATTACCAGTAGCAGACCAACAATAAAAGGTTAAACTAACATTCTCACTTTCGGGTTTGCGAAATGTATTTATTGACATTGGAGGTTCTCCATATTCACAATCCACTGTAAAGGTTTGATTATAAAAAAATTGCTGTATAAATCCGTTTCCTTGTTTATATCCTGTTGTCACCCGTAAGTTATTGATAAATTGAAGACCCTCTATTTCCCACCACATACGACGCTGTGCTTGTGACATTGTTGCCCCTGTCCCACTCATTCCGATTGAATTACATATCAAATTAAACTTGTCATACTTATCCCACAAACTGCCTAAAATCTGCCTCATATTGATATTTGTAAATGTGAAGATTGTAAAATTAGCATTTCTTGTTCCAAACTGATTTGTTCCAGCCCCTGCTGGTAAAATGGTTCCGCTCAATGTGAAATTAACCTGCTCATTTTGATACAACATTGTGTATGGACTTCTGTAAATCTTGGTATCATCAATCGGCACAAATGCCAAAAAGAAAATACGCGGGGATATTGTTGTGGGTGCTCCTGTTTCATATACAAATTGAAGTGTTAATTGGACATTATTCGCATCGGGTTTTATCATTACAAATGTTCTCGTGTTTGAGGAGCGGTTAAATTGCCGTGGCAAACTGACTGTAGTTGCTATGTTTGTTTCATCTATCGCCGTTTGAAATCCCGCTTGTTTTCCTTGATACGATGCCTGAATCAGATTTAAACCATCTTGATAAAGCGTCGCCATACCAGTCCCTGATGCTGGATATGTATCATTAATATACATTTTGAAATACTTGTATTTGCTCCACAGTGTTTCGCCTAAAACAATTCTCAAATCAAAGTTGAAAGTCACTGTCATACTATTGGCACTTATTACTCCTGTTTGTGATGGGGTTGTTGTTAATGACCCACTATTGAGCCATAATTTTGCTATTTCTTGGTCCATTTATAATAAACAAATATTTTATTATTAATGTGCTAAACAACACGTAACACTATATTTAATATCTAGCATAGCAGACACCGTTCTCATAAACGAGGACTTGGTCATAACAAGCAAAGGCAGTTTGGAGAACAGTGATGGCACCCGCACTGTAATAGTTGATGATACTGAAGATATCACTTGTGTTGGTGTTGGTTCCAGCAAAGATGGATGCCTTATCCGCATTTTGGTAAATCTCCATATCTATGCCAATCAAGAAAGCACCCGAATCCTCAGTAGACGCTTCAGTCAAACCAGCAATTGTGTTGGGAGCATTGAGTGAGAAAGCAGTGTTATCAATGGAAGGCTGGAGTTGTAAATCAGCAAGGGAACCAAAGCATTTAACCGCCTCTGAGTATATTTCAGGAATAGAAGTAGGTTGAGTAGAAGGCAAAACTTCAGAACCAACTCTGAACTGGTAACCGATGGAGTTGGCACTTCCAACACCGAAAGCACAGTGAGAAGAAGGATATTGAGCCGCCAAACCAGCAGTGGTTCTAGAAGCAACAAAGATGCTCTTCAATGAGGAGAACTTAGCAGGGATGGGAAAAGAAACTTGGGTTTGTGTAGTAGCAGGGACAGAAGCAGAGTTAGTATACGACCTGTATGATGGTAGAACCATTTGGACAGGGTTGGAAGAACCAGCCTTGATGGCAGACACCGCACTATCAGGTAGCTCCAAGAACTCACCACAGTAATTTATGCCCGAAGCAGTAAAGCTGAGACCAGCACCACCTTCAACCATCATCGCACGGATAAGGGAGGATTGGAGAACCAACTCAACACGAAGAGGAGCAGCAGTCATTTCCCAAAGCGGCAAATATTTCTCACCTGCTAAAGCACCAACAAGGGAGACCAAGTTAATCGCAAAGGGGAAAGCTGTTCCTCCAGCAGTGGTTGCCAAAGCACCTAAAGCACGACCTCTGTTGACAGAGCGGACATTCTGTAAAGCGGCAGCACCTGTTCCAACACCTGAGTAATCCTCATTGGTACCAGTGGTAATGGCAAAGCGTCCCTTAACCGAGTCTTCAGGCACTTGGTAGTCATAAAGGATTTTCGCCAATTGACCATAGTTATCAATATCCTCAAGCAAGTTAGAGCCGTGGAAGACACGGACACGCTGGATAAAATTGTGCCATCCGCAACTCTCTAAAGTAGAGGAAGTGGAAGCAGTTCCAACCGTAATCAAATTGAATTGACCCTTCAAATAAGACTCAGAGGGAATAAGGGCAGTGTTAGCACGGGTAGGGATATTGATGGTAATGGTATCACCTGGGTTGTAAGCACCCGTTCCACCTTGGGGCTGGATTTGGGTTAAATATCTACGGGCAGGGGCAGACTCTACCTTGGATTGAAACTTGAGATTAGCAGGAATCATTTATAATAATAGAACAGATAAAAAAAGATACATATTAAAATAAATAATACGTATTTTTTGCTAAATAAAATGGGAGGGGACTAAGTTCGCAATTTATCTCTTCAAAACATTTCTCTCTAAACCTCCTGAAACTTTTCTTGTTAGAGCTTCACCTACTTGTTTCATTGTAGGGTTCATTATAAGAGGCATCTTGGAACCGATGCGAGACTTACCGAGGGGCATCTTAAAACCCATCATTGCTTTACCTAAAGGTTGTTTATAACCAATCATTTATAATGTATGTCAATATTTTATTATTTAACCCACTTTTTTATTCCGTGAACTTCACACAATCCAATTGTAGGGTCATTTGATAATTAATCCCATTCATATCAACAAGTCTATTTTCATTATCCAAAATGCGAATCTGTATTTGGTCTAATTTATTGACATACAGATTTGTCCTAAAGTTATTGGGATTCTGATATGTGATTATACTATACGGAGCCACATATACTGGAATTGTTGCTAAAATATTCTGATTATATGCCTGAGCTATATTTACATTGTATGTAGGGAAGTTTATCTCAATATTCAACGCCCTTATTTGATTTACATTAACACAGTCTCTCCCAACAATGCTATGCCCTACACTTGTAGTATTGGTTGTTTTGCTAAAGCCAATAATATGATTAAATGTTGCCGCATAAATTGTAAACTCGTGACTTGGATTATGCGTAATTGTAATTTTACTAGTTATACTGCTATAAGTAATTGTATATCCTCCACCCATTAATGATTTGAGAAGACTTACAATTTGCGTTATATTATAATTGCCTACAGGAATAGTCACCGTGTTTACAGTATGCCCTACAAGACCCCAACTGAAGGTATTATCAAAAGTGCTAATACTATAGAAACTATACGGGATTGTAGCATTTTGTAAAGATAAATAAATATGATGTCCATCGGGTATTTCAATTACAGGTAAATAATAAACACTGTTTGCTATATTGTCTCCTATTATTTCTGTAGCATAACGACTGTTTAAATATATTTGGATTGACTCTATATGTTCCATATGTTAGTTATAATATGCGAATATTTTATTGCTTAATCATTATTCGTAATCACCAACGGATTAAAATTACGATACAACTTGTTCTCAATCGTGTCAACATCTAAATGAGAATACTCCTGACCAAATACATAATCATATATCTTTTTCGCATCATCTTCCTTCATTTGTAACAATTCCTGATTCACCGTATTCCACTCTTCTTTATTCTTCGGTTTAAAAATGGTCGCATACGTCGTCTGCTTCCTAAGCATCTTTGGAAAATACAGATACGATTGTAGTGTGAAAATGAAACACGTATTCAAATGCCGAGCCTTGATAAGCATCGTATTAAGTAACTTCTGAACATCCTTCTCTTTAAGCGAACTAGCAAAATCATCTATGATAACGCAGTTGTATTCCATCTCATCTTCCTCTTCATCATATTCCTCTTTTCTGTCCTTCAGCTCAGCATACAATTCTTCTAAAGAATCCCGTGTCAATTCGTGATGGACCTTGTCGTGATTTTTAAAGGGGTGATTCTGTACCGACAGGAAACTGATAGCAGGTGTAAACAAATACAAATTATGAAACTTCCTATGGTAAGACCCACCCTTTCTAAATTGATTTAAAAGCAAACTCGTCTTACCACTACCCCCACTACCTACCAACAAATATATCATACCATTACGACGTGATATGCCGTCAGGTATATCCTTCACATATTTGTCCATCTTTTCTTTCACAGGTTTTATGCTCTTAATCTCCGTGTTGATTTCCTCTTTAATATCCACAATTGGCATTTATAATAAGCCTACATTTTATTTCAAAAACATTTAGCAGAATTGTTTAATTAAGTAAAATTAAAATATAGCTGTATATATATAATGAGCGACCAACCTGATGAGACGGTAAATGATGCGGGACTTACTAAACCTAAGAAACCACGCACCGAAGCACAAAAAGCAGCAACCGAGCGAATGAGAACCGCATTGGAATCAAAGCAAGTTGCCAGTAGTAAAATCACACCCGAGGAAAAAAAGTTACGCTTACAGGCAATCAAGGAGCAACTCAACGGACCCCTTAAAAAGAATATGGATAAGACACCTACACCGAAGAAGGAGGCAATAGTAGAAACCGATAATGAAACTGAAGAAGAGGAAGAGGAGGCACCACCCCCGCCACCTGTCGCACCACGTCCTAAGAAAAAGCAACTCACTATTGTTTCCCAACCCAAGAAGCAACCGAAGGTCGTATACGAGTCCGCCTCTGAATCTGAAGAGGAAGTCATCGTGGTAAAAAAGAAAAAGAAGAAGCCCACCAAAAAGACAATCATCTATGAGGACGCAACTGAATCTGAGGAGGAACCCGTGAAACCAGCAAGGAAGGAGCGGGAAACAAAGACACAGCAAAACGCATCTTCCAAGTTCAAGGTCACACCTGGTACGGCGGATAAACCAAAACCTGCGTCCATTTATTATTTTGCGGATTAATTTACAATTTTCATATGGTTCCCTTGAAAGCTATACCAAACAATATCGCTTCCTCTTTTTTTTGCTGGTAAATAAGCACTATACTCCTCTTTTTTCCAATAATTTTTATCAATTTTATTATCAGCATAACTCCCTTTTGGGAAAGCGATTAATGATATATGTTTTTTATCTACAATACAATTAATAATTCTTTTTTCAATAACATAAGGGCAGGGGTCTAAAACCCCCATTTTTTTAATATCATCAAATACTTTATTCATTTTAGTTGCCATTTTAAATGCTTTATATTATATTATTTATACAAACAGCTTAAAGAAGAAAAAACATTTCAATTTTTTTTATTTTCATATTTTTTTGTGCGACACATTTTTTTATTTTATTTTGTAATTATAAATGAGTTCTCCTTATACTTACAAAAGTCAGTTTAACAGGAAGTATGGATTTGAGCAGGATACTCCTCACAGTTTAGCAGACATTTCAAAAATTACTGGTTACAAAAAATCAGGGTTGGAAACCATCTTTGATAAGGGGGTCGGTGCTTTTAAAACAAATCCTACTAGTGTCAGGAAGGGGATTCGGTCACCTGAACAATGGGCAGCTGCTCGTGTCTACTCTGCTGTAATGGGAGGCAAATCGGCTCGTGTTGACAAGACACATTTGATACGAAAGTAACTTTTTTTATTTTTTGTTTAAAAAAAAAAAGTGAAATATTTTGGACGTGTAAAAAAGAATGTATAAAATAAATAAAATAATACAATGTCTGCTGAACAAATTAAAATGAACTGTGTTGATGAAATTAAAATTAGAGAAATGGTAAAAGCTTTTTACGAGCAAAATCCAGGATGTGAAATCAGGGTGGTCGCTATTCAATCCAATCAAATGTGCCGCCACTGTGAAAATAAACCAATCCTTCGTGGAGAAAGTCTTTGCCGTGATTGTTTCTTAGATGATGAAATCTGTAAAGAATGTGAGGAGGAGGAAGAGGAGGACACCTGTATCTGCGGAACAGAACCAAACAAAAATTGTGACCAACATTCCTGTCTCAACTGCTGTAACCCAAAAGCATCCTTCAATGATGTAGCGTGGATGTGCGTCCCTTGTCAGAAAGTTATTGATGATGAAGTGGATGCCTACTCCGAGGACGAGGACAAATGCCGATGCGAGGAATGTGATAAGGAAATTGATTTTGATGGCTCTTATGATTACGATGATGACACTGGGTTTTATCATTGTGGTGACCATATGCCTGACTATAAAGAATATGAAGAGGACAATGTATGTAGGTGTGAGTTTCCTAAGTTTCATATTTGTGATGGCTTACAAGTATGTAGGAGATGTAAAGGTGTTGACCATTATAAAAAAGGCGTGGTTACTGACTGGAGTGACACCGATGAATAACTTGTTTAATTAAGTTCAAGAAAAGGTAGGGGGGGCAATGGGTAGAGGGTTTGTTTCCATTCCCCCCTATATAACGGAAAAATCATAGTTTGGTTTGTCTTTTTTTGACAAACTAAACTTTCTATTCTAATCTTTTTCAAAACTCTTTAAATGAACCCTCTACCCTCTACCTCTCTACCTTTCCATTATTAAGGGGAGAATCACTATTCTTCCATTTCTTCTATTTTTTTGAGACCAAACCACACCTTTTTATTTTTACCTTTGTCTTTTTTCTGTTTAGAACATACATTTTCCAATTTATGAATCTTACAATATTTATTCAATTCAATTCCCAATTTTGTCATACTAATTCCCAATTTCCTTTCATCAAGCCATTTCTGTAAATCCTCACTTGAAACCCAATCATCAAGATTATTTGTTAAATCGTAATCTTTCATTAATGTGGTTACAAATGATTTCTCTTCTTGAATCCATTCTTGTTTAGATATTAGAGCCTCAACTGGTTCATCTTCAACACAACCATTATCAGTGAAGTTAAGATATTCTTTGATTAACAATCCTAAGAAACATCTTTGGAAACGTTCAGTCAACATTTCCTTTTCAATGTTCTTATCCATTAGTAATTCAAACTCATCATTGTTTACTTCTTCCACGAATTGTTTATTGTAACCAAATACCTTACACCTGGCATTCACAGCGTCATCATATGGCTTTATCTTTGGAATATCATTTGCCATAATAATTGCTAAGAAGTGTAAAATAAACTCGGTTTCATTTCCGCCGTGACAACGAGCAACAATACTGTCACCACCACTGGAAATCTTTTTAATCATATTCCCGTTTAAGTCTGTAGTATTTTTCAACTCATTTGAGAACAAAAGGCGTTTGAAACGAGCCAACATAGCCCATCTCATTATTGCCGCTTCATCATTACTTGATTGTCTGTAAGCAAGATTCTCCGCATTAAAACTACCTACATACTCACCACAGGATAAACGACAGGCAGTCGTCAAAACAGATTTGCCACAATTGGTACCACCTAGTCCAAAGATAATGCGTTTCATTTTATCACCTGCTAATCCACGAGCAAGATTAAGTGCCATATAGTTACCCATATCAACACCTAACGGGTCGTGAAAGAAACGCTTTTTAATATCTTCAATATAGTCTACATCGTCATCATCAAACTCATCAAGTGAGCGATTAATGCGATTCATAAATAATATTTCAGGGGCATCAAATCCATCTTTGCCTTTTTCGTAAAACTTGCTTTGCTTGAAATCATAGTAGCCATTTGTGAATAAGATTTTGCCTAATGAGGAATATTGCTGTGTATCAATCCAGTTATTATCTTCGCAAAGGGGTTTTATTAGTTTTGGAATCTTTTTCATTAACCCTTCACTGTTTCCATAGGAGTTTTTTGTTCTTACAGAATTGCCTTCTTTGTCTTGTGTTAAAACAAATAACTTTTCTGATAAGGTCATAATAACTCTGAAATGAGCAGTTTCATCACAGTCCCATTTACCAGTGGTTTTATCATAAACATAAAGCTCACCCAAACAATAGACCCAGTGAGGATATAACTCATAAACCAATTCGGCGGCTTCCTTATCATTCCATACACCGCTTTCATTAGTAGGTTTCGGTATTTCCCACTCATCAGGCATTTCAATATCTGTATCGTGATGTTTGTAAGACCATTTCATATTAAGACCTACCCATTCAGTTTCAATCGTTTCTGTTACTTCTTTTAACAAATCACTATTGTCATAATGGTCTCCATACATCATCAAACCATCAAATGCTAATGAGCAAATCTCAATCTGTTTTTTATTTAAAATGGAAATAAGTGAATGTAAGATTTTATTTTCGTAAACACACATAATGCGATTGAAAGCAGAACCTAACCAGTTATATAATTTTGTATCAGGCACAGATTTTACAATATGTTTATATTCCTCTATTTCCGTAATCTTGGTTTGTATTTCTTTACACTCTTTGTCAAAGTCTTTGAATATTTTGTTCTTTTCTTTTTTGTTGAGTTTATCATCATTTAATGCTTTTAAAAACATTTCTTTTCCATCACTTCCGAATTGTGATAAGATTTCATCACGGTTGTCAATATAGTAAGATAAGTTGGGGCAAGGGATGCCGTGTAACTTACACAAATACCGAGCAATGGTAGGGTGAGCATTTTTCATATCAATATCAGTAGTAATATCACCACATAGGAAACCCCTAAATTGTTTGCCGAGTCCTTGAAGTGAATTGCCACAGTATAATCTGCCTCCAACCTCAAGGGGAGTTTTTTGAGTAAAACTATAAATCCTTGTCATCTGTCCTCGTGATTTAATGTTTGCTTTACAAAATCCTTGTAAAATATCATATTGTTTCTTTCGTTCATCTTCACTCTTAGCATTTGAAGAGCAGTATTTTTTAAACTCCTTGAAAGTCATTTCTTTCAGGAAGGCAATTTTGAGAGTCGGGAGGCGTTCGGTAAGTTCCATTTTATATTCTTAGTTGAGAAAATATATTTAAATAGTTTATCTAAATATGTTTTAGTTATTTTAATTTCAATTTAATTTTTAAAGGATAAATAAAAGTCGGGAATCGTGATGGTAAGTTCGTAGCCATTTGAAAGGTCGTATTCTATTTCAATAATGCTAAAGTCTTTGATGGAATATTTGGTGTAAAACTCTTGGGGGGTCAGATTTTGTCCATCAACAAAAATGAAACAAGCCATATTGCTGATTGCGGATTTGATGAGATGATTTGAAATACTTTTTGACATATTTTTAAGTTTCAGATTTTTGAACTGTTTGGTATAGCGGATTTTTTCAGCATAGTATTCTTTTTTATAATCCAGGATTTTTTCACGATTGGCGGAATAATGTTTGCTAAAGTATTCGGGGTCTTTTGATGGCATTGTTATTTGATATAATAGAAGAAAATATATTTAAGTAATTTGTCCTAAATATGTTTAGCCTTGTTGTGCCGCCAACTTCTGAGCCTTGAGTTTGTAATATCGGTCCATCTGATATTTGCGATTGCGTTCACGGTTATTATTGACCCACGCCTTACAAGTGGCATTCATCTTCTCCTTATTTTCTAAATAATAGACCTTTGACTTCTCCTGAATGGTCTCCTTATTTTTGGCATAATATTCTAGATTGTAATCGTGGAAATAAGTAGGGTTCTTTTTGTACCACATCTTACAGCTTTCCTTGTGACCCTGATTTGGGGTGTTGTTATTGAGATTCGCTTTCAACTCGTGAAACCAAAATGCCTCACGTTGCCTGGCAAGAGAAGTGTCAAAATAATCGTGGTCTACAGTTTCAATTGCCTTAAGTTCCCAATTGTCCCAGCCACCTGTCTCTCTAATTTTCTCATAGAGTTTGTATTTATAGTTGCCACTGTTCTGATTATTACAACAAGTGCGGTGTTGATTGACACGAGGTCCAAAGCAAGAAGTGCGACCAACATAGCAATCTGTGATGGCGGGGTCTTTACAAACGATTTTATATATCGTGGATTGTTTCATATATTAATATAAGTGGATATTAAAATATTATATAATAAACGCCTAAAGTTTTTCATCCCTGTTAAAACAAGCACAAAAGCAACAAGTTGCTAAATAAAATAAATACCAAATTGCGTCAACTGTGCGATAGAATGAACTGGCAATACACTGTGGCATTTATATATTCCGTTATTTTTTATATGTGATAGGGAACTGTTTCATAAAGGCTTGATGGTTTGTTTCCATATTGGTGCTGTCACCCCATAGAAGGTAACGTGATAGACTCGCAGGACTAAATGGATTAGTCCACACTTCTTTTTTATTAGCTCCGTGTCTCGCTAAATACGCTGCTCTTTTGATTTTGTCCCCTTCATCTATGTAGGTCTTGCCACCAGCTTGACCAAAATGGACCACTTTGCCATTTAGGTAGGTTGCCTGAAATCTCTTGCCTTTTCTTGTGCTTGGTTCTATCAGCATTTATAGTATGTCAACATTATTATATTTTTGCTTATAACGTTCTCTATCTTTTTGGTTTATCTGTTCTCTATTTTCTATACGATATAATCTCATTCTTTCTTTTATTACATCTTTATTTAGTTCATAATATATTTTTTTATAATCCTTATTATGATAATCATATTGTTTTTTATTATTATTTATAGTCCTACCTGGTATACAACGATTTACACATTCATTTTTGTATTGCCTTATCAATTGTCCTTCTCGTTTATTCAATTCATTTTTATTAGAGCAAGGATAATCTTCCAGTAACTCAATATAAGCATCTTCATATTTTACTATTTCAACTGATGATATATCCATTCTTCCATTTTTATAATGTGATTTATGTCCTGATAATCGTTTTGCCAAAGATGTTGTTGTTGAGCCAATATAGTATTTGTCAGTTTGATAACTACGAATTGTGTAAATCTTTCCGTTTGCGTAATCCATTATATTCTATATTGTTCCGTTTTCTTTAAGTATTTATTTCAATTTTATTTAATGCCTCTGCTTCCTCAGCTAATTTCTTTTTGAATGCTTCCTTCTTCACTAGCAAGTCCGCCAACTGTGATTCAATGAAAGCTTGTTTAATAGCAACAGTAGATGCTTTGTAATATGCTGGCTTCTCTGCTTCGGTTTTGTTAAACTTGATATTATAATAATAAGCATTCTGTCTTGCGATGATTGTACTGCGATTCTTTTTATAGTATTCTTTGTAATATTCCTTTGACTTGTAATAGTGTTTGCTACTTATCTTGTTATAATATTTCGGGTCTTCTTCTATTTTTTTCAAATGTGTGGCAGAGGCAGTTGCCTTACACTTGTCTTTATTTTTAGCATAGTATTCTTTTGATGCTGCTAGTAATTTCTCTCTGTTTTTAGCGTAGTATTGTTTCCTCCATTCAACTATATCAATCGGCATCTTTTATATTATTGGTATATTTGTTTTTCTAAAAACTGCCGACAATGTGTTTATAAAAATTACTTGGTGACCTTTTAAAGATTATGAAAAAGTATCTGCCTCTCCACTTCTTAACATTACATACAATGATGTCGTGAATATACCAACCTATTTCATTTAGTTCCTTCAATCGCTTTGGAGTCAATGTGGAGAAACAGGAATCGTTTCCCAAAAATGCGATTCCCTTCTTTGCCTTATCAGTATAGTATTTCAATAATCTGAAAAAAGCATTCTCCCTTTTCACTCCGTTGTCAAGGCGAAAAGGAGGATTCGTAATGACCCAGTCAATGTCTCCCTTATAATCATTGTAATCACGACCCTCTGTTATTTCAGTCCAGTCTTTTTCTACAAAGTCAGGGAATGAATTATAAAAAGCACCTTCCCCACGAAATGGCTCAAAGACTTTGTCGCCAGGAGATAAGTCAATATGCTTAATCAATTCTTCACAAAGTGCTTTTGGTGTTTGGTGAAAATAATATACATCTGATTTTTCCATTTATATTATTGGCATATTTTATTTTTCTAAAGTATACTAATGGAGTATGAAATGAAATGTGAAATAAGATGTTGCTCAATATGTGAGGAATGGATTGAGTATTCTAAAACACGAACAATTATAAATCGGAAACACTATCACAAGAATTGTCTCATTTCTCTTTGTCGTGTATTTTTACATACACAGAAGCTTGAGCTTTGCTTGAACCCATTGCCTCCATATCTTCAGCCATATCCTCATTAGCAATCATCAGCTGTTTGTATTTTGATGTCAAGTAATAATGACGCAAACTATTGACCCCCTTCTTGCCACCGAACAAAGCATTGAGGCGTTGGTTAAGAGTAACATTGCTTAATGGTTCAAGATTGGAATTGAAGAACAGGGTGTCAATTTCC